TGATTAACAGCACAAAGAGTTAGGGCGGGAGATTAACCCCGCCCTTTCTTTTTACTTGATGCCATATTGTTCTGCTGCACGTAACGCCCATAGCTCCATCTCAGTGAGCTTATCTAAGGCACGTTCTAACTCATGGCTAGGGTATAGGTTATCCTTCATGTACTGTGTCATGTCGTTACAACCTAGTTCCATACCATCTTTGAATGCGTTCTTCTTTCCTGACACGAAATCCTGCGCCTCTTGTTCGATGCTCATAGCCCTTCCTCAATGAACACTTTAACCCACTGTGCGCATATGTCAGACCTGATGATATCTTCTACACCAAACTCAACAACGGGCACAGGGAGCATGTGCTTCTTTGCTAGGTGTATGATCTTGGTCAGACCGTCAGCTTCCTTCAGGTCAGACTGTTGAACATCACCATTAAGGACTATTGTACTACACTCGCCTACGCGAGTCAACAACATCTTTAGCTCATGCGTAGTGATGTTCTGCGCTTCATCCACAATGATGAAACTGTTGTCAAAGCTACGGCCACGCATCAATGCAAGAGGTGCCATCTCTACATTGCCGTTCTTTATGGCTGTATCTAGAGTGCCCTTACCCCAATGCTTCTCTAACACGTCCAGCACAGGTAGTGCCCACGGGTATGTCTTCTCTTCTAGGGTGCCAGGCAAGAACCCAATGTCTTTACCTACTGCTACATGGGGCCGAGTGATGACGATCTTGTCTATCTCTTTCAGTGTGTACAGGTCTGCAGCATAGGTAGCTGTGACATATGTCTTACCTGTACCCGCTGGGCCGAGTACAAGTACCTGACTGCTATCACGTAAAGCATCAAGAAACATCTTCTGTTTGTCTGTGCGAGGTACTAACCCTGATGTCTGCTTCTTGTCTGCATTCTTGTAGTTAGTCTTACGGCGGGACCGTGTAGGCTTCTTAAGCGGCTCTATGTTATTGTGCATCTAGTAAGTACTCTATGGCAGACTGAAGTCGGTTGATGTTATCTTCAAATGCGCCCAGCGCTCTGTTGCATTTATGGCACAGCCAACCCCTAAACTTCTCTGTCTTGTGATCGTGATCAACTACCCATGCCCCTGAGCGTTTACCTCCTTGTCCATCTACGTCTGCCTCTGTTCTCTTGCAGATAGGGCAGCAGTAGTTTTCATCTGGGGGTGTTTGCTCTTCACGAATCTTGGTGCGTAGTTTCTGCATTTCATTCGAGCAACGCTTGCATTCAGAGCGTAGGTAGTTACCACCACTAGCAAAAGAAAAGGACGACAGTGGCAGGTGCCTTTCACATTTGACACACTGCTTACCATCGTCCTCAATGGAGTCTACTTCATCAGGCGTGAACAGGTCTAGCTGCATCACGCATCCACAGGGATAACTACACAGAACGCTTCTACGTAGGACTCTTCTGTTGGTGCAGATTCCATGAGTAGGTCTTCTACTACAGGGATATCCTCCAAGCAATGTTGCAGCGTGTGATACACTTGCCCGTTAACGTTTACGCTAGGCTCTGTGTCAGGTGTAGCATGTAGCAATACAAGCAAGACTACGAAGATTGAACTATTCATCTGTGGGATACCTCCCTGTTTGAGTGGTGCTGGCAGAGGGACTTGAACCCCCAACCCCCTGATTACAAATCAGATGCTCTACCAATTGAGCTATGCCAGCCTGGCCGTAGGAGATTATAATATACGCTTTGACATTAGAAGTCAAGTATGATATAACTATGTGTATGGAGGTCGCTGGAGGAATCGAACCCCGTGGCATCCATCCCGCTATTTAACGCCGTGAGTTTAGAAGACTCATGCGGGGGCAGCAACCATAAGGATCACACTATGCCTAGTAATGACCCAGAATATCAGAAGCGCTATATTAGACAACACTACTTAGATAATAAAGAATACTACAAAGCTAAAGCTAAAGCAAGAAATAAAAGAGTTAGGACAGAGCTTCGTAGGTTCGTTGATAGGTATAAACTTTATGTAGGTTGCGTTGATTGCGGCTATAAAGAGAACGCTATTGCGTTACAGTTTGACCATGTTAAGGGCAAAAAAACAATGGCTGTATCTTCGTTAGTCTCAAGAAGTGCCTCCCTTAAAAAAGTAAAGGAAGAGATTCGTAAGTGTGAAGTACGTTGTGCTAACTGTCATTCCATTGTTACTCACGAAAGGAGGAAGTGAGCCTTTTATACACTTACTCAGGTGTTGCGATGTCTACCTTAATACTCAGTAAACCCTGTCAGCATTGAGATTCTCACCTATTACCCTAGTAGGACTTACTCAAGGTCAACGATCTCACAGGAACCAACACAAGCAAATGTCTGGCTAGACTTAGTGCCATCCTCTTTCTCATACCCTGAAAGAAGAGACCAGTCAATAGCTTCTGGCATCACAGCAAGCAATTGTTCGTACTCAGACTTACCTACTTCTTGATAGGGTGCCTGCTGGTACGTATGCTCATTGTAGGGCAGGAAGCTAACACCAGACATCTCGTCAAAGTGTTTGTACACGAAGGCACCAACCTCGAACCATTCATCCTTACGCACATTGATCGTGACGCTGGGCTTATGTTCACACCAGTGTCGCTGATACACGAGCCACATCTCAAGCTGATCAATAGCTGTCATGTCTTCTGTGACTACAGCATTATCAGGGGCCTTAACAGGGAAAGAGAACACAGTAGTCTGGTCAGGCTTCATAACACAGGGTTCGTTGGGGATGCCCTGCTCAATCATGAACTGGGTCAGAGGGTCTTTGTTATCTCCTCTAACAGTGCGAATGTAGTAAGCGCTATGACGAGCATGTATACCGCTAGCACTATCGACCAACTGACTAACAGTGCCAGACGGTTTGACGCAGGTGATAGCTGCTGAACAAGGAATACCAAGACGCTCTGCCCAATCAGCGTTAGTAGCAACAGCGACAGCACGTAGATGATCAAGGGTCTTCTCCAGGCCTGAGTTACTCAGTGTCATCAGGGGGTTGTCCATGATGCCTGTCAGGGACACACCAAGCAAACGTTCTTCTTCTGTGTTATCCTTCCACTTCTTGCGAAGATACGGGAAGTGCGTGTAGGTAGACTGAATCGTACCCAAGATCGTAGCCAGCTTAACCTTGCGCTCTAGGTCTTCAATAGTGTCGCTTGCACGTACAACTACCTCAGTCAGGTTGCAGAACTGGTAGGGCCGCAGGATGATCTCTGAGCAAGGGTTGGTGCCAAACTCATGATCTGCATCACGTCTGCCGTTCTTAGCTGCTTGCTTCTTGCTAGCTTGGCGGTTAAAGATACCACGCTCACCAGAGCCAGACTCAACTAGAGCCATCCACTCACGCATGAAAGAGATAGCATCCGGCTTCTCTGTGTAGCTCGTGGAGTTGTTAGCCAAAGCACGTTGCGGATCATTCTCCCACCATGCACCGCTCTTAGCGTGGCGCATACGGTCATCGCTCAGGTTGGACAGGCTGATCATTGCAGAGCGGCGCACACCACCCACAACAACGACTTCCCCGATCTTACACATCAGGTCATGGCATTCAATACTAGACAGCTTGCGTCCTTGTGCTTGGCGGAATACAGAAACCACAAAGTTGAACAGATCAACCAGAGGCGCTGGGCCTGAAGCACGGCCACCAAAGGTCTTAAGCCTAGCACCTGCAGGGCGTACCTTAGAGACATCCCACTTAGGAATCTCACCACTATACAGGAGTGCAATAACTTGACGCAGAGCCTTAGCCCAGCCCTCCTTGCTGTCCTTCACAACAACAGTAGTCTCACTGTCGAACAACTCAGGCACTTCAGGCAGCTTGTTGACGAACTGACGCTCAACACTGAAGCCTACCCCAGTTCCGCAGAGCAAGATGAACATAGCCTCATCGAAGGACTTAGGGTCATCTACGGGTAGGTAGCTACAGTTGTACCCGGCTGTGTTGTCACGCTGTAGCGCTGGGCCTGCAGTCATCATAGCCCGCATAGAAGGCATAACCTCAAGGCTCAGGATAGCCTGCTCTAAGTCGTCCACCACAATCTCATCACGAGTGGCAGGCACTACTACATTCTCTACATAGCGGCCTACAGTCTCGCTCCAGCTTTCACGACGACCCTCATCCTCCAGCCAACGTGCATAGCGGCTGGTGTGAATGAATGCTTGGTAGTCAGTTGGCAGATAGTTGTTCATCGTTGTCTCACCTCAATCTTGATTATCTGTGCAGCATCGATATCGTAGAAGATATCCTTTAGCAGATCGCTGATAGCATCCTCATACATCTCAGGCATGACAGGAAGCAGGTTGTCTTCTTCGTCTACTTCTATCAGAAGCTTAATTTCAAATCTAGCTTTACTCATGGGCCTCTTTCCAAGAGATCATCCAGCACAGGCTCTTTGTAGTTAGGCCCTTTGAGAATCTTACCATCCTCACGCTTGATGGGCTGACCATCTTTACCTAGCTTGGACATGTTGCTGGCATGTACACGGTTAAACGCTTCAACGAAAAGGTTCTCACCGTAGAACATAAGGTACTCGTTAAGTGCACGACTTACCTTGGCTTGTTGCTTCACTACCTTAGCACGTTCCTTCTCAGGGATCAGCATACCGATATGCTCAGGTGCAGTGAGTGCCAAGCCAGTTGAAACATACAGAAGATCACAGAGTTCTTTCAGGTGATTGGGTGTGCGAGGCTGCTCTTTGTACAACTCAGCAAGTTCCTCATCAATCAACTTGATCCACATGCGAGGGTCAAGAGAGGCACCAAAGGCCTGCATAAATTCCCCTACCTGCTCATGAGGCATACGTGGTCGCATTGCTTCCATATCTTCTGCAGTAATCATTGATGCTTCTCCATGTATGTTTCGATCAGTTTGTTGAGATACCACTGCGCCTTACGCAAATCCTCTAGGCCGTTCTTGTATTCGTGCCTCCAGATGTACTTAAGGATGTTGCCTGCTAGGTAGCCACATTCACCTTTCATGGTGCTTGTCATGGCTGTGATAGCATCGATGCATTCTAGGCCAGCCTGGTTGTAGTGTACAGGTTTATTGACAGGATCGTGTGTCATGCGTTGCCTTCTGTCTTTGTCCAGCGGGTCAGGGTGTAGACATTGCCATCACGTTGTACTTCCACTGGCTCTTCTTTCTGCTGGCCATCCAGCATACCCAGTAGCTCATCACGGCGTTCTTCTACAAGCTCATAGATGTCAGGGTAATCAGCAGCCACATCCAAGAAGGTAGCCATCATAGTCGCTACATCATAGACGTGTCCAAGAATACCTACAGGCAACTCACAATCAGGACTCATGACAAGCTTGGTAGAGACATTGCCTGACCAATCAGAGCCATCACCCGTGTAATCCAATGGACGCAGTACGATAGCGAACTCATCGTCTTCGATATCACGTGGCATCACTTCTTCCTTTTTGTTTTTAGTGTGACTCGTTCTAAACTAGGGGGTTTACCCTTCTCAGTCAACCATTCAGGTGGGATAATTCTGTGTGCCCACATGAATCCATACTTGTCACACCATTCACAGTACCTAGACTTGGCCCCCTTATACAACTTAGCTTGGGCATTACTGAACACAAAGCGTATGTCTAGCTCTGGATGTTGCTCTTTGATGGCTAAGTGCTTACGCCTATCATCATTGTCAAACATACCCTTAGTCTCAATGATGATACCGTTGTCTAACACAAAGTCTGGGGTGTACGTGCGGTAGCGTAGGTCTTCCCACTCCACCTTCAGCTTCTCATAGCGTACTTCCTTCTGGCATTGCTTAAGGAAAGCAGCGATCTGGCTTTCCAAACCGCTGCGATACGCCCTGCTGTTGTGTCGAGGACGCCTAGACATCGTACTGCGGATCAATGTGCACATAGTCAACCATAGGAGGCTGCTGCGCAGTAGACTTGACGTTAGGTAAAGTACGCAAACCAGGCCAGCACTTATGCTTGTACTCACAGAAACCACACTGTGTACCAAGCTTCAGGTTACCAGTAGGCTTCTTATAGAACGTCTCTTCTACTGGCTCAAAGCAACGCTCAAACGGCTCATCGTTGTTGATGTACGATACCGTCTCTTGAATCTGCTCAAGTACCGCCTCAGGGTTATCCTCTTCAACAGGCACATACTTAAACTCACCGTTACCTTTGTTGACTACCCACCAGCCACCAGCCTTCTTGCCTGCAGCAGTAGCATAGCCGAACAACTGAGGGACGTATCCAAAGGAGTCGCCCTTCTTCAAGGTCTCATAGTCAACGAACTTATGTTGATACGACCAAGGTGAAGCAGACTTAACGTCATCCACTGCATCATCCAAGATCATGTCAAACTCACCCTTGATAGCAGTACCATCAGGCAGGTTCAGGGTGACCTTCTCGTTGTCAGTAAATTTAATGCCAGCGGCCCTCAGTAGACCCTTGAAGACAGCCTCTACAATATCACCCAAGATCATGTTGATCAGGAAGTGAGGTGGCAGAGGTGTTCTGCCTTCAGGGTCATTCTTCTCGTACCAAAGCTGGCAGGTAGGACGCCCAATGTTGGACATCCTGAGCCTGAAGTCGCCACGAGGAGGGCCGCTGAACTGCTTTTCCAAGGCTGCTTTAACATCCTGAGCTACCTGCTCACGAATCTCATCAGCCATGTGTGTCTCACCCTTCATAGCTTTCTGAAGGTAGTCGTACACAGCAAGTTCAGCGGGATGGTTCATATCAGTCTGCCTCTTCGACGTTTACAAACTCATGAACCATGTCTACCTCTTCACCAGACATGCCGTGGTCAGTGTTTTTCTCTTCCCACTTAGCAAGGATAGACTTGTTGACGTACTCAATGTAGTCGAGGAAGTCACGCAGCGTGTCGTTGTCGCCAGGCTGGAACCCAATGTTAGCACCTGCCTTGTAGATCGGCACCTGATACGTAGCACCAGTAGGAATGCTATGCTCTTCAGCCTCAAGGATCAGCGTGTGCTGCGGCGGCATGACCTTGTTACGCTCAAGCACACCCAGCGCATGATCCAGAGCCTTGATGCTAGCAGTGTTCTTCAGGTCGATAGCGAAAGGCATGGGGTCAGTATAACCCTCAACAGGCTCACCGCTCTCATCCATTGCATCAACCATAGTCACCAGACCAAAGACAACCTTGTTGCGCTTCACGGAACGCATCAGGTTCTGCATGTCCTCAGACAGGGACTTGAAGTCTTTGATGTAGCCGCTGGGCCGACCCAAGTTGAAGCCACCGTTGTTGTCCTTCAGGTCACCCTTCAGGTTGGTAGCCATGACAGTCTTGAGCATGGTCTCGTTGTCGTTGTCCCAGCGCATCCACTGTTCACGCACAGCAAAGATGCGAATCTCAGGGTTCACAGAGTAGATGGTAGTCTCTGCATCAGGGTTGTATTTGTATGCACCTGCAGGGATGACTTCAGTCTTGATGGTCTTGCCACCAACATCCATCTTACCCATGATACCGTTGTGCAGGATGGCCATGCGCGGCATATACACAGAGCTAGTGGAGGCTCCAGAGGAGATACCCATAGCTTCAGCCAGAGACATACCCATGTCCTGCGCGATAGTCAGTTCGTTACTCATCGTGTTTTTCCTTTCACGTTTCAAGAACCTGTAGTTATACCATTACACGTCTTTGGTGTCAAGCCAATTCGGACCCAGCTTAGCTTCAAGCAGCAGAGGTACGTTCATCTTAACATCGTAGTACTGTTCAATCAAGTCATTCAGTCCCTCGTTCATATCGTGCACTGTCTGAATAACCTGTTGTGTCTCATCAGGATGCACGTCAATCACCATACTGTCGTGCACTGTATTCACAAGGCAGGATTGCATGTTGCTCAGGCGCTTCTCCATTTCAATAAGCACAACAGGTACAACATCGCCTGTAGCAAAGCCCTGCACAGGGTAATTCTTGATCATGGTGAAGTGCGTTACACTCCCGTTAGACCTGCGTGTTACATCAGGGAAAGCGTACTGCCTACCAGAGACATTCGTAATCTTCAGCAGACGCACAGCTTCATCTCCTAGCTTCTTGTGCCACTTAGCGATACCCTTGTACTTCTCAGTGAAGTGTTCGTAGTATGATGCTTCTGCCTTGGACCTGCCGTAACCTGTAGCACCAAACAAAGGTGCAAACGTGTGTGCCTTAGCCTCTTGTCGTGACGTAGGCTGACCTGCATCAGAGATAACCTGTGCCGTGTAACTGTGCACATCGAAGCCAGTAGCAATCTCTTCCATAGCTACCTTATCCTGGCTCAGGAATGCAGCAACACGGAACTCTAGCTGAGCGAAGTCAGCTTCCATGATGTTGCCTCCGTCCCAGCGAGATACAAACACACGCTTCACAGGGAACGTACCACCACGCGGCATGTTCTGCATGTTAGGGTTACGCCCAGAGAAGCGACCTGTGGCTGTGATGTGCTGCGTCAGGGAGACGTGAAGCATGTCGTCAGGTTTAGTGTAAGTGTCAATGCCATCCACAAAGCTAGACAGGTAGCTAGACACAGCAGACAGGCGTTTCAGGTCACCAAGGAAAGACACAGCCTGCTCCATGCCTCGCGTCTTAGCAGTAGCCATGAGCGTATCTAGGTTGTCCTTACTTGTGCTGAAGCCATTGGCGCTGACCCACTTCTTGCTAGGGGCAGAGAACATCAGGCCTGCCACCTCTTTAGTCTGGTGTAGCAGATACCCACGCGCATCGCAGTTAGTACATTTGTTGGGCCTAGCGTAGCGTGTGCCATCCTTCTTCAGCTTGTACACTTTGCCTTCACCCTTGCACTCAGGGCAGGTGGCGGCACGAGTCTTCATGATGACAGTGCTGTTGGAGTTGACTGCATCCTTGAACTCTGTGTCACTGAACACGTAGTCAAACAGGTTGGCCCACTCTTTCTTGTTGTTAACACGCCGAGAGAACACGACCTGCGAAACCTGCTCAGGAGAATTGAGATTGATAGGGGTAGCACCCATCAACTCACGTGTCTTCGTGGACAGGCGTTGCAGGATGTCAGCACGTTCTTGTTCAAACTCTTCACGTACTAGTCCAAGCGCCTTTCGATCCACCCTGACTCCTCGCATGTACATTCGCGTGAGCAACTTGCAGGTCTCGAAGGTGACTCGCTTAACTCGCGCGAGGGAGTCGGCTCCGGGCTGAGCGTAATCATTCTCGGTTGCGAGGAACAGGCTGCTAGTGACATCAAGGTCACAGCGAAGATAGTGACTGAGGTCCGATAGAGGTATCTCATTGGTGTTGTATCCTTCCTTGAAGTAACGCTTGAGCGTATCATCCTTCTGATACTCCAAGCCACGGCGCTCAGCACAGGCATCTAGGCTAAGCGGTTCTTTCTGCCCACGAAGGAGCAGGTACTCAGCAAGCATGGTGTCATAGACATCCCCGTCATACACGAAGCCGCACTCCCAGAGCCAAGCCAAGTCATGCTGGAGGTTGTGTCCGATCAGCAAAGTTGTGTTGTCTAAGATGATCTGCAACTTCTTACGCTGAATGCCACCAACATCCTGCTTCTCTTTGTGGTCAAACGTAAAGATGTTAGTCTCATCACGGTTGTCTACGTTCTGCGTACCCACCTGCACGAGAGTATTGCTAGGCTCATACGGATCAAGATGCATCTTTCCGTTGCGCTTCGTCACTGTGTTCTCAACGTCAAGCGTAAGCCTCATGTTCTCTCCCCTCAAGATGTGTATTGGCTGCGTTCACCATCCAACTCACAATGTATCACCCCATGATACCCACCTTTAAGCTTGTTCTTAGCAATGTTCAAGTGGCGCTGGGTGTCTTCTTCTTCCTGTCCCTCAACAGGTCTGTTCTTAGAGATGAGGATCATAAGGTCAGCCTCTGCTGCCTTGCCTGTCTTACTACCTTCAAGCATAGACTGATCCACACGTACCACACCTTCAGCTACGGCAGACAACTGTGACATCCAGATGATAGCACACTTGTACTGCTTAGCGATGTTACGTGCATGGATAGCTGCATCCTTGAGGTACACATCAGACTTGTCACTTGTACGTGCAGCAAACTTATCGCCCATATCCAAGACAACAACGTCAGGCTCGTATGCTTTCACGATAGCCTCTACCCATGCCATATCCTTGCCTGTGCTGTCCTTGATGAAGATGTTATCCTTCACAGCAGCATAGCGACTAGCAGCCAGTACATAGTTTCCCTTCACTTCATCCATGCCCATACTGGTAGCAGCACTGAGATACCGTGCACCAACACGCTCATACGCTTCTTCGTTACACAGGATCATGCACTTGGCACCCTGCTGAGCAAAGCCATCAGGGCCTGCCAGTGTGCTAGCATGGAAGCTGGTCTTGCCTGTGTTAGGTCGTGCACCCACGATAACCAAGTGACCGCCAGAGATACCCTCCACCCTACGTTGTAGCGAAGGGATGTTCCACTTCCACTGAGACTGAATGTCATTAGCCTTCAGCAGAGTGTCAATGCTGATGTCATCCCAGTCTACCTTGAGGTTGGGCATGAAGTCATCTTGATAGTCCGACAGCAACTTACGTAGAGGCTCAAGAGTAGCCTCAGTGCCGTTCACGTAGTTGAAGCCTAGGTTAGCAATCTCTTCGCCTACCACCTGCTGAAACATCTTAGACAATACATCTTCAGCAATGTCAGCAGACATAGGTTGCTCACGCTGAATCTTACGGAAGAGGTCTTTGTAGGCCTGCTTGTTCGCAGTAGTCATGCTGCTGTTGTTAGCAAAGAACAGCGCCTCAAGTTCAGAAGGGGTGAGGTCTTTCTGGTATGTGTCAATGGCGTAATCCAGCGTCTGCTTGATCTTACGCACATCCTTAGTGAAGATTTTATCAGGGCAACGGATGCCTTTGTGATCTTCGTGGAACTCTTTGTTCATAAGAGTCCTGATAAGTGCTAGCTCCATCATGCGTAATGCACCTCTCTCTGCTGCTATTGTACCTAGAACTTCTGCATATCACCTGGATGCCAGTAGTCCCAGCTATCGAAGATGTCATCATACACTGCTTCGATGTTGTCACGCAAGGCCTGTGCTTGCATGTACATACGGCAAGCCTCAATAGCATCGTTTATATGCAAGGCCACGTGATACTCAGGATGTTGACCTGTGGGGTCTACTAGCACCGTCTTATGTTCTTTCGACATAGTACATTCCTTGTGTCTTGTTTAGAGCGTAGGCTATATCTAGGTACTGTTGGAATGACATGTACAATAGCTGGTACTCATTTAGTTCTTCGTTGAACTGTCTCATGTATACAGTACCATCTTCACCTATGACAACCTCAACGTCCTCAAACTGATCGTGTTCATCCAAGCTTGTGATCACAGCAGCATCAGGTTCAAACTCAATCGTAAACACTGGTGTCTCCTAGTGGCGGATTGTTCTCTCCATAGTTACCGTATTCAGAGGACTCTTCATGCTTCTCCTCTTTATGCGATGCGATCCAGTCGTAGACATCTTCCAGATCGACGCCGTAGGCAGCGCAGTTGAAGACCAGCCTGATGCCCTCGTTGATCACAAGCTGCCGTGACTTGTCATCCATGAGCATCGTGTAGGTGGCACTGCCATCGTCATGCTCTTGGACTTCTTC